ACAATGAAAACTAATGATGATTTTCATTTAGGATGTGACATTTGTACAGCATATAATTATAAAAACGATGATATTTATATAAATTGTTATAATAAATTTAAACCTCATTATGATTTTATATTTAAAAACACTAGTATCGAAAAGGCAATGAAATATTTAGTGAAACAAATGGAATATAATATTATAACTGTGATTAAATAATTTTTGTTATAATATTATATATGATTTGTAATAAATACAAGGAAAAGTATCTAAATATAAAACATATGATGCCATCCATAAATAATATAATTGGTGGTGCCAATATGAAAGAAATTTATTTTATTAGACATGGTCAAACTGAATGGAATAAAATGGGTAAATCACAAGGACGTGAAGCCGATACGGATTTAAATCAAACAGGTGTTGAACAAGCCATACAAACTGGTAAATATTTAAAAAAATATAGACTTGGAGAAAATGATTTCGATTGTATTTTAAGTTCTCCTATGAAGAGATGTAAACAAACCACTGAAAATATTTGTTCTAATATAGATTACGATGAATCAAATGTAATTTATATGGATGAACTTGCTGAAATTAAACAGGGAACATTCAGTGGCACGACTGGTGATAATGAATTAGGAATAAAATATAATAAATTAATAAAATCTGGTCTGAGTATTTATAAAGATCCAATAGAAAAATATTTGATGAGTATAGAAGAAAGTTTTTATGATACCATCATCAAAGATAATTCATTGCCTATCGAAGGATTGGAATTGTATTTTGATGAAACTTTACCTAAATTAAGACATATAATCGATTATTTAAAAAGTACTGATAATATAAAAATTCTAATAATTTCTCACAGTGCATTGTTGGAATTATTATTAAAGGAAATATTCAATTTGTGTAAATTACCATCTGGTGACACCACTAATGGTAAAAATTGTTCTATATGTTATTGTACCATTAAACACAATGAATTTACGGGTAATAATGAATTTAATATGATAACTCCACAAAATACTCAACATTTGTCATTGGATGTCGAATAATAATTGAAAAAATAATCTTGTACTAATAATAATGAACTATAACAAATATAAGAAAAAATATATTATTATAAAACATAATATGACAGCCATAAATAACGTTTGTAACCTGGGTAATTGCATATCTTGTATATCAGTGATTTGATTATTATTACAATATAACGTTTGTAACATGGGTAATTGTAACTCTTGTATGTTGGTGATTTGATTATGAGAGCAATATAACGTTTGTAACATGGGTAATTGTAACCCTTGTATGTCGATGATATTATTATTAGTACAATTCAACGTTTGTAACATTGGTAATTGTAACCCTTGTATATCAGTGATTTGATTATTATTACAATCTAACGTTTGTAACATTGGTAATTGCAATCTTTGTATGTCGGTGATTTGATTATTATCACAATCTAACATTTGTAACATAGGTAATTGTAACCCTTGGATATCAGTGATTTGATTATGATAGCAATATAACTCTTGTAACATAGGTAATTGTAACCCTTGGATATCAGTGATTTTATTATAATAGCAATGTAACTCTTCTAACATTGGTAATCTATTAACATTTGATATAGATATAATTCTACCATGTGATATATCCAAAGATACAACATTTTCATTAATTAACGCACCTTCACTTAACCACAAGTTATACTCTTTAATTGTCCATTCCATTATTGAATATAAATAATACATCATTATACTTTATAAATCAATTTTTAATCTATATAATAAATAAATTTTCATTCAATATATGATATCCAGAGTTCTACAATAGCAACATCATATTGCCTATCTAATAATTCCAACTTTACCAATTCTTTATGTTTCGTAACAGTATAATCATCTTTTTTCACTAACTCTGTTTTAACAGACTGTATGACATAACCAATTTGTTCTGTATCAGAGATTTGTATTTTAACTTTGTCATTGTAACCATTCAAACAATTTACTAACCTTGACATTCTCCCTGTATAACATTTACATAACGAATCACTAATTTCATCATTAAGTATTCTTTTAATTTCATCTTTATCTACATGGTCATTTATAATTGACAATGTAGATAGTAACAAGTCTTCAAATGTAATATTTAATGTAGAATGCAAACATTTATCATCAATATATTCTAATAACAGTTGTTTGCATGTTTCGGTAAATATATCGTCATTAACAATATAATCTTTTAATAATGACATATCAATAGTTGGTTTAATAGATATAATATTATGAATCGACATTCTAATACATTCTTGAATATGATGATTATGTACGTTTTGAGTATCTGTATAAATATTTTGCCTAGATTCGTTAATAATGTTTCTAAGATTTGGTGCTATATATTCAATTGGATTATTATTGAATTGAATTGTTCGCAAATGTTGTGTAAATTGTAACGATAGTGTTATTATTTGATTATTAGTGCAATATAACCTTTCTAACATGGGTAATTGCAACCCATATATGTCAGTGATTTTATTATTATCACAATATAACTTTTGTAACATTGGTAATTGTAATCCTTGTATATCAGTGATTTGGTTATCATGACAATATAACGTTTGTAACATTGGTAATTGTAATCCTTGTATATCAGTGATTTGGTTATCATGACAATACAACGTTTGTAACATGGGTAATTGTAATCCTTGTATATCGGTGATTTGATTAATATCACAATATAACGTTTGTAACATGGGTAATTGTAATCCTTGTATATCGGTGATTTGATTATTAGAGCAATATAATCTTTCTAACCTGGGTAATTGTATATGTTGTATGTCAGTGATTTGATTATTAGAGCAATATAATCTTTCTAACCTGGGTAATTGTATATGTTGTATGTCAGTGATTTGATTATTATCACAATATAACCTTTCTAACATTGGTAATTGCAACCCATATATGTCAGTGATTTGATTATTATTACAATTCAACGTTTGTAACATGGGTAATTGTAATCCTTGTATGTCAGTGATATTATTATTATTATTGCAATCTAACGTTTGTAACATGGGTAATTGCAATCCTTGTATATCGGTGATTTGATTATTAGTGCAATATAATATTTGTAACCTGGGTAATTGTATATGTTGTATGTCGGTGATTTGATTATTATCACAATATAACCTTTCTAACATGGGTAATTGTAACTCTTGAATATCCACAATTTGATTATTATAGCAATTCAATTCTTGTAACATAGGTAATTGTAATCCTTGTATATCAGTGATTTGATTATAAGTACAATATAACGTTTGTAACATTGGTAATTGTAATCCTTGTATGTCAGTGATATTATTATTATTGCAATCTAACGTTTGTAACATGGGTAATTGTAATCCTTGTATATCGGTGATTTGATTATTAGAGCAATATAACCTTTCTAATCTGGGTAATTGTATATGTTGTATGTCGGTGATTTGATTATTATCACAATATAACCTTTCTAATCTGGGTAATTGTATATGTTGTATGTCGGTGATTTGATTATAAGAACAATCTAACTTTCGTAACATTGGTAATCTATTAACATTTGATATAGATATAATTCTACAAAAGTTAATATCCAAAGATGTCACATTTTCATTAATTAATGCACCTTCACTTAACCATAAATTATACTCTTCAAACGTCCATTCCATTATTGAATATAAATAAATACATCATGATGCTTTATAAATCAATTTTTAATCCATATAATAAATAAATTTTCATTCAATATATGATATCCAGAGTTCTGCAATAGCAACTATGGTATGTGATATGTATATGCAAGATTCTCAATTTGGCGATTATAAACATTTATCAAGTTAATAATAAAACATGTTATTAATACAATTATTATACTATTGGTATACTTTGTTTAAATAGTACAATGCAAACTAATAATACAGATAATGATTTTGATTACTATTGCGATATTTGTTATACATCACCTATAAAAACAGTATATAGTTATGAAGAGAATGAGGCATGATAATAATATTTATTCTAAAAATACGGATAATAATAACTATTCGGATCAAATGACACTTATGTGCGATGATATGTTTAGGAAATAATAATTGAAAACATTTGATTTAAATCATTATACATAGTTTATATATAATGAAGATTACGCCAAAAATACCATTTCGACAGCAGCATGTATTAAATAGAGATCTAGTTATAGAAATGTTAAAATATGAAGATTATTATGGTCGTGGACAAGGCCAACACATTTATACTATTTTTACAGATCATGATTTAAAGCCATCAAGATGTATCAATAGACACGTACTAATTCATTTTGGATTTGATTCGAGTGATACAAGTGTAGCAACATACAGAACTATTTTTAAAAACTACTATAATTCACCAGATGATTATGACAAAGAAGTATTAGATTGTGTGTATTATATGAAAAATAACAAATGTGTTTATTATAATTTACCAAAGTTTAAAATAGGTGATAAATTAATTAATCATCAGCTCTTGCATTTAAATGGCGAATCTACTAGTCTTTTTCAAGCTATAAATTCATTACGACCATTTAATCATATTTTATTGTGTGCATTTTCAACTTCCTGACCTCCATTCCTTCAGCGCAAAAGACTTTTGTTTTCTATGGCTGAAGAAATGAAGCGCAATCACATTGCATTAATATTGATTCATATTGATGAAGCACATAGTGATGACATGTGGCCAATCAATTTACCTGATAAACCACAAAGTCATACATGTATTGAAGATAGATTTAAAAAAGCAAATGATTTTGTAGAAAAAGAAAATCCACCATTTCTAACATTAGTAGATACTTGGACAAATCCATTTGCAGAAATATATAGAGCATGGCCCGATAAATATTATTGTTGTACTAATGATTTAATCATTATTGATAAATCAAAATATGGTAAACATGGAAAAGAAAATGCATTAATAAAAGTTGATTGCACCGAACTGATTACTACGTTGTATTAAATGTCATATTGAATAATAGAATGACATTTTAATTTGTAAATTCAATTTAAAATCGATATATTATTTCTTTATAAATGTTAAATAAAATGGTTCAAAAATTTAAACCATTTCAAATTAAATTGTATTAAATAAAAGTAATTATATCTATGAAAAATACCAATTCAAAAAAACATTGTAAAAATATCGTCATTAAAACACCAGATAGCGATGAGGAAGAAGATCCACACAAAAAGTTGAATGAAAAATTTAACGAAAAATGTTATTTTTATGGTTTGCCAGAAAATTGGTCAACTGAATATTTACATTTGAATGTTGATAATAGAAAAAAAACAAAACTTTCCAATATTTATAATACATTAAAACAACAACTTGCTAATAAAGCAATTACTATTTGTGATATATTAAAAGTTACATCGGTTACTCATAATGAAAGATTAGAAATGTTGGAAGATTATGCTATTATGCAATCATATGATGGTGATATTAAAGAATATGTTCATTTAAGATCTGATTTAAGAAAGAAAATAGAATTTTATAATGAGAGAACAATTGCATATGAAGATGTTGTAGCAATAAGTAATAAGAAACAAAGACTAGCCAAAATGAATTTAGGAAACTCTGAAATGGAAAGTAAAATATTATCATTAAATGTCAATGAATTTACACAAGCTATTATATATCAAAAATATTTAAAGCTTGGTAATATGGCAGCAACAGATTCTGAATATCATAAACTTAAGGAATGGATTCAAACAGTTATCTCTATACCTTATTCTATTTCAAAACCATTAATTAATAACACACATGGCAACGTGCTACAAAATATTAAAAGAAAACTTGATGAAGAAATTTATGGTATGAACAATGTAAAAGAAGAAATATTATTATTTTTAAAACAGAGATTAGAAAACCCAGAATCTACCAATATATCTTTGGCTCTAGCTGGACCACCAGGTGTAGGTAAAACAAAAATTATTAGAACACTATCAAAAATATTAGATTTGCCATTTGAACAGATACCCATGGGTGGAGTAAATGATGTATCATTTTTAGATGGTAACTTGTATGTGTATGAAGGATCTAAACCCGGTATAATTGTCAATACATTGATAAAATTTGGTTGCAATAATGGAATATTATTCTTTGATGAAATAGATAAAACAGATTCAGATGGTAAAGGTAAAGATGTATCTAGGAAATTATTACATATTACTGATTTCACACAAAATACTAATTATACTGATAAATATTTACCTGAAATTAATATTGACCTAAGTAAAATATGGTATATGTTTGCTCTAAATGATGCCAATAATTTAAATCATATCTTACGCGACAGAATGTATATTGTTAATGTACCAGGATATAGCAACAAAGATAAAATTTGTATGTTGAAACAATATATTATTCCTCAATTAATTACTAGATTAAATATTGATTCAACAACTATTATTATTCCTGATAAAACGTTACAATATATAGTAAATAGATGTAAGACAGAAGAAGGTATACGTGAATTACAGCGAGTAATTGAATTAATACTTAGAAAATTCGATGTATTATGCGCATTAAACAATGGTGATGATATAGTAAATGATATTAAATTATCATTTAATATTAAAGATTTTAAATTGCCACACACTTTATGCGATTCTGACGTTAATATATTTTTAAATAATTACGACGAAGGTCCTAAATTGCCCCCAGGATTGTATTGTTAATCAACATACAATCGTCGTCTGTAGTATGTCCATATAATATTTTATATGTTTGCACATCATATAGTTCTTCATCTGGAGGATCAAAATACATTTTTACCAAATGTTTATTACATAATTCTTCTCTTGAATAAATATCAGTACTCATTATCAATATTTATTAATAATTATTTAACCAAAAAATTGAATAAATAATTAGTATAACAATTAAACAATACTACCAATGAATATCGATAATATCAATTTAGAAAATTTACATTCTGATTTTATTACCATGCATACACAGAATGGTGATAAATTAACGATTCCAATGATAGTTTCACAACAATTCTTTGATGACTTTAACAATCGCATAATTAATCCAAATAATATAAACGAAATAATGACAATATGTACTTATTTACAATTTATTGATATTATACAATTCATCATCAAGTTTTCATCACCTAGTTCAACACCATATGTTTTAAATGATAAACATAAGAAAAATTATAAATTACCTACTTTTATGACTAATTTATCTATAGAAAGCATAATTAAACATAATGCTGTTCAATGGTTACAATACTCTTATGATAACGATATAATATCTATAAATAATATGTTCATTATTACTAAATGTGTTACTTCAGGCCAACTTGATTGCTTAAAATGTACCATTAAAAATAAAGCATATATGAATGCAACATTATGTTTTAAAGCAGCAGCTCATAATCAATTAGAATGTTTAAAATATTTACATAATAATGGTTGTGAATGGAATAGGCACACATTTTACATATGTTTAAAAAATGATCGATTAGAATGTTTAAAATATGCTCATGAAAATGGTTGTGAATATAATGGTGATAAAATAAATGAATTAATTTTTAAATATGGTAAAGTAAACTGTTTGAAATATCTTAATGATAATAAATTATTTGAACCTGAAGATGATTTCTGTTTTATTCTAGCTCTATATGGTCATTTTGATTGTTTAAAATATTGTATGAACAATGGATATGATCGTACAGATATTTGCAATGGTGCTGCTGAAGGAGGGTATTTAAATTGTTTACAATATGCTCATGAAAATGGTTGTGAATGGTCAGAATCTACCACTACTCTCGCCATGCAAGGTGGACATATTGATTGTGTAAAATATTTACATGAAAATGGTTGTGCTTGGTCAGATAGTGTGTGTGAATATGCTTTAGAAGGTAATCATTTAGAATGTTTAAAATATGCTCATGAAAATGGTTGTGAATTTGATCAATGGACAATTAAAATGGCAAAAGAAAATAGTGAATCAATTTGTGCGAAATACATTTTAAAATAATTTTTATTTATACACATACAATTATATACATATAATGAGTAATTTTTCACATCAACATATACATTATGCTGATGAAAATACAAAATTAAAATTTACTAATAATCGCTTATATATTGAACGAACATGTGATACATTTTTGCCTCGATTTATAGTTTCTGATAAACCAATAAATACTATTGATGTTACAGTTCAAAATAATTACATGTCTGATGAAATGGTATTATTAACCTTTCCATTAGAATTTTGTAACAAGTTATGTAATCATAACACACCTGGTTATACATATATGTTGCCATGGAAATTATTACAATTGAAACCATTATTACTTGTATCAGCACAGTACTATAAAACTTTTTTTCTTATAGATTCTGAAGAAACATGCGAAGCTTATTTATATGGCACACAAAAATATTTAAACGATAATTCGAGACGCAATATGGTTAGAACAAATCATGAATTATTATTTAAACAATTTCACAATACACCTATTTCTCTTAAATGTGGTGATAATACATTTGATCTTGAATATCATGGTCCAACTAATGGTATATTTTTAGACAATATAGATTTAGAATCAATTACTGAAATGACCATGTTCATTGGTGAACATGCACGATTTATATATGATTATTATATGTTACAATATATGACAACAAAAATTAGTGATGACTGTTATTATTTAAATATTAATGATGAATTATTTTACAGCTCGAATTATGGTGGATGTATGAATCTTCAAAATAATGAAAAGATATCAATACATACGGTTAGTGTTATAGAACAAAACATCAACATACGTGTGATAACTAGAAATACAATACGTATTAAACAAGGTTTTATTACCATAAATTGTCCAGATTCTGAAATAGAATTTCGACCCATGACTTGGACACATAGAGAATTAGATTCAGATAAAAATACTTGTATTATTTCCCAAGATATTATTAAGCCAATGACATTTTATATGTCATGTGATACATGTAATTGTAATTATATTTATACATTCTTAAAATTATGGTTAGAGCGAAGAAACATATGCCCTATGTGTAATGTAGAATGGTATAGTAATACTATGTATCGTGTACCACCAGAATCTAGTGCACCACCGTTACCTGACGTTGATATTTCGTTATTTGAACCTAGTACTAGTCCAAATGAACCTGGTTTAATATAATTATTTTAGTAAATAATAAGACAATAATAGTTGTGCTATTCCGGTATAACACCATATAGCAGGTTGTTCATGTATATTGTCAGTTATTAATGCTCCCAAATATGGTGCAGTAATTAACATTGCTGAAATAGGTTTTATTTTAAAAACTGTTAAAACTGGAATTACCCACATGAAAAAATGTAATGCTAAACTTGGAGCGAACCAATTTTTACCTGCTGCGCGCAATCTGATATTCCATGCAATATGTCTATTGCCGGAAAATGAACAAGTTTTTTTACCACATAATGGTTCATTTATAGTATCGCATAATTCTTTATCTTTAACAAAAAACATGCGACTTGCTAATAATAGAGCAGCAAAAATAGACATATATACAAATGTATAATTAGGGACTTTTGTAAAAGCAAACAACCATATATTAAAAAATAATGGTTGAAAACATATGTGTAAATATCCAAGATTTGTTAAAAATTGGTTATGTTTATTATCACATTGATCTATTACTTTATATTGATAAAACTGTATCAATTCCATGAGTGCAAAATAACCTATACCTATGGCAGCATATTTATTTATATTTCAAAAATATAAACTCGACAATAATCCTATAACACCAAATAGTAATGAATAATTTTCCGAAAAACACATTTTATGCGTTATATAATTATAACGCATAAAATTTTTCAGATATTTAAACAATTTATCATTATATTTGTCAATGCTATCAACACATACATTCGATGTCAATCGATTGAGAATAAATGATATACCAATTTGTAAATTCATACCATTGCAAGTCATGTCACATCAACCTATAGAAAGTATAGATTTAATTGTCAATGATGTAATTTTAACAAGATTTCCATTAGAATTTTGTAATAAATTATGTAATCATGAAGAAAAAATAATTGATCCTTTTTCCGATGAAATACATTTTGATTTTACTTATTTATTGCCTTGGAAACATTTAGATTTATTGCCTATTGACATGACTATTTTAAATAATGCCGAAATAATATTTAAAATTAATTCAAAATTTATATGTAATGCTGAATTTAATATATTAATCGATGAACAAAATCAAGTCGTAGAGCATGAATTACCATATGTTCAATATCACCAATGCAATTATAATATAGATGTTGGTATGAATAGAATTCATCTGAATATCAATGAACAAATAGATGGTTTATATGTTGATATCAATATGGACCAAATAAATAGAATAATCATAATGTGTAATAATATAACATATAACAAATATGATATAAATAATATGAAAAAAATAAATGATAACTGCTATTATATAAATTTTGATAGAATCATTGATTTTGACAATTGTCATTTATCACTACATATATTAACAGAATTGTTACAAACAATAACTATTTATCATATCACAAAACATATTATGAATATTGGTGATGATACTACTCATACATTGTTAACAGAAAATAATAATATTAAGCATGATAATCGAAATAGAATTATTGCTAATGGTCATATGAATGTAATATATGATGCCAAAACTAATAATAAAATCAGTAATATGACACAATTAGAAGATCAAAGTATAGTACATCAAGTATTAAATGATGATAATATATGTTGTATATCTCAAGAAGAAATTAAACTAAATAATCGATATATGAAATGTTCATATTGTACAGGTAAATATTTATATGTTCATATTGCTAGATGGTTAGATACTGCTTTATCATGTCCTTTGTGCAAACAAGAATGGAATAATAATGTGGTGTTAATAAATAAATAATTATTTAATTATTTTATACCAATGAGAATCATTTTTCTCATAATACATTTTTTTAATTTTCTTAATTTTTAATACTTTGTTATTTAAATTTTTGAACAATGGATTGGCATTTGGAAATGGATAATTTAAATAATGGTATGTAATATATTGTTTTTTATATTTTATAATTTTGTCAGGATTGTTATAATAAAATTCAAAATCATCTCTATCAGTCATAATATTCATGACAACCATATCTAATTTGTTTAGATTTTTTAAATAATAATATTTGTTTTTCTTTTCATTATATTGCAAATATGAATTGCTTTTCGATACAGCATCATTAATACCAAATTTAAACAAATCTGTTTTTTTATTCAAATCTTTTTTACTAATAATCGAATAATCATTTTTGATATCATTTTTGGAAAAATATTGTTCGATTTTTTTCTTCATTGACCAATATAAAGTTTCCAATAATAATTCAAATACATAAAATTCTTGTATTGTATAATTTTTTGATATTGTTTTTATAATATATTTTCTATATGTTTCAAGATCAAAGTTTTCATCATTCCAATCATAAAATGTCACATTATTATCTTGATGTGTAATAACCATTTCTTTCAATGGTTTAGTAAAATGATTCATAAATTGCCAAAATTTATTTCTGTATTTGTTGTTTAATTTATCATAGACCATATAATATAATAAATAAATAAAATAATTACTCTGCATTTAGTAATTTGCGTTCAATATTTAACATTAAACTATTAATACCTGTATTTTTCATTGATGAAATACAATGTATTGTTCGATTTAAATTTCTAAGTACTGATGTATTCTTATATTCTAAATCTGATTTATTCATAACAACGAATATTGGTGCATTAGATAATGAACGAAATATTTCAATCCATTTTGGTATATTTTTATGCGTGAGACTACTACTAGCATCAAACATGATTACTGCGACATCAGCACTAGCATAATAATCATTTTCTACCACATTATATTTTTCTTGACCACCAGTATCCAAAAAATCATATGCGATATTTTCACGTTCAACATGTTGTGTTACTACACCAAAAGTAGGTGAATATTGAG